TCGTATCGATCAGTTCTTCCGTGATCTCTTCCGGATAACAGTATAAAATACGGATCCAGTAGAGTCCTCTGATCTCGGAAAGCTTCCGTAAAAGCTCCGGCAAAGACTTCTTCCCATATAAATCTGTTCCGTATAAGGTTGTTTCCTGTGCTACAAGGATCAGCTCTTTCACGCCCTGCTCTACAAGTGTATTTGCTTCTTTCAGCAGTACGATCTTCCCACCTAATCGCTCTCTGAGCTGGTCTGCAACCTCTATTTCTGTTTTGTGGTCTTTTATGCGATATCCGTTCTCATATCGCACTTTGCCCATGCGTGGCGTGGCAGTTTCAATGTATTTTTTCGTTACGTCTTTGGCCGTGTTTTTATTCCCGTTATGGTACGCTGACAGTTGTTTCCCATCATATCCTCGCTTTGACGCTTCCCACTGCGCATATGTCATGTCAGATATAAGCCCGTCGCGTGTCCTACGCAGCCCGTCTGATGTATCTACCCCATCCACGGCGGCAATCAGCGTACAGCGGCAGTTATATATCTCCCACGGTGGTCCTTGTGGGTCGCCGGGAAAACGACAACCGTTAGAAAACTTCTTTTCCTGCGCCACTTGTTCGCCGTCAAGCATGGCATGAGAGTGGCGTGTACGCGCGTCCAGCGTAGCCAACCATTCTTTTTTGAGCTTTATCCCCATCTTCTCCGCCGCTGCGTAGCTGTCCATGCGTCCGGCATTCTGTGCGCCGGTCACGGCTGTGCGGGCGGTGCGGATGGCGGAATCGCGACTCATGGTGGTAATGCGCTTTTGCAGATCATCCGCCATGTGCTTGATGCTCTTTCCCTGCAAGATGGAGCTGGTGACGCTTGCCGTGATTTGTTTCTTGCCATACGTGAGGTCGATACCGCGTTTCAGTGCCCTGTCCTTTGGGTAGTACGGCATTAAGTCCGGCTGCTCTATTATAAGCCGCTTTACCGTCTGCTCGTCCCACAGGTCAAAGCCGATATTCCCAGCGACCTGTTCAATAGTGTAAGCCGCATAATTGCGGTTCAGGCTGTAAATACCCGGCGTCGCATCGTTGGTATAGGAAACCGCCACAGCGTTTGCGTCGGTCGCCCTCTGCGCCACCTTATCGCGCATGGCCTGATAGCGTTCCCCTCGCCCGATCTGGTTGAGCCGCCATTGCTTATAATCGGCCTCCGTCCATTCCTTACCGTTTTGCACGGTGCCGATCAGAGCTTTCATTTCCTCGTCGCGCTTTTTGAATTGCTCAAAGTATGCGTCGATGGTAGCCTGCAGCTCTTCCCCAGCCTCGCGGTATAGCTTTGCAATGCGCCGTTCCAGCTTTGCAAGCTCCTTGTCGGTCAGTTGATGCCCAAGATCACTGGTCGCCATCGCCGCTCACCCCCGGCGCGTCCGGATCTTCAAAGCTCCGGTCAAGTTCTTCTGCCGCCTTCCGCTTTGCCATGTCATCGTACTGGTCAATGTCGCCGTTGATGGTCAGCAGCTTCTTTGTGATGTATTCGTCATCGTAATACGCTGCGCCCAGAAGGATGTTCTGTGTTTCCTCGCTCTTGTTGATAATCTGGTTGCGCGTGTAACTCGGCTGATCCTCAATGCCTGCCAAACGCAGAATCTCAACAATAAACCGCGTTACCTCGGATTCAAACTTGTCCGTCTTCAAATCCAACGGCACATAGCTGGCCTTGATCGCGGTCGCCGTCTGGTTCCCTGCGGATACCGCCGCAGCGTCAAAGCACTGAAAATCTTCGTACAGCTTTTTCTTGAGCATATCAATGGTGCTGCTGGTGCCCTCATAGGGAGCCTCGATGGTCTTGCTTTCCACCTTTGCGCCGTCGTCGCCGTTGGCGTGTGCGACGTGCGTGGTTTTCAAGCGCTCCACAAATTTCGCATCATCCAGATCGTCCATGCCGTTGCAATTGGAAAGCACCCAATAGATCAGATTGCCCTCGTCCACGTTGTTGACCATGTTAGAGGACGCCAAATCCAGCGCGTCAATGGTATTGCGCTTGCCGACAATCTCGGATAGGCACCGCTTGTTGTTTTTCAGCGGCACGATGGGGAAACTCGGATAATTCCCACCGTCATAGATTTCGGTTTCGCCTTGCGCTCGATCAGCTTATAACTGCGCTTCGGCTGCATGACGGCCATATCCTCGCCGCTGGGCTGGAAATACTCGGTAAAGCCGTCGATCTCATACAGCGTCGCTCTCATAGGCTTATCCTGTGCCACCTGCCAGAACCGGATACCGGCTTTCATCGCGCCGTCCTCTTCATCATAGAGGGGGACGAACTCAAGCAGGGAGAACACCCGAAGATGCGTCAGATCCCAAAAGCCGAAGGATACGCCTGCGATTTTCGCCGCCCGCGCCGCATCCATGACTTCCTGGTCAAAGTCCGGGCATAGCTTGTTCGGCGTTTCCTTCTCCGCAAAGGTTACGCCGTTGCCCAGCAGATATGAAACTTCCTGATCCACCGCCAGGCCGAAGAAACGGCTGGCCAGCTTATGGTTTGCCGTCCACATATCCGTGTGGGTACGGCCCTGCATATCGTAGATGATCTTTTCATAGCGGTTAATGGTCGGATTCAGGCCATTGTAATATTCCTCAGCATCCGCCGCCGTCTTGTATGCGTGTGAGCTTCGATGCTCGTTGATTGCTCCGCGAATAAACCCAATCCGCGCCTGGTCACTTTCTCCGACCGCAACAAGGTCATTGTAAGTTTTGATATCCTCTCACTCCTATCTGCTCCAAATGGGGACATAATCGCGCTTATACGCCTTATTTTTCAAAATCGTATAGGCAAAATAGCGCGTTTCGTCCATTGCGTGGTCGTTTTCCTTGATTGGCCTGTCGTCGGCGGATTTTTCGTCCCACCGATATAGCCCAAACTCGCGGATGCAGTCTTTGCAGCCACGATGCACCTTGAGAATGCCGTCTTGCAAAAACCGCGCCGTAGTCATAATCCCGTTTGTCACATCGTTGTTGGCCTTGCGGACCATATAACCGCGCCGCCGCAAGACCTCGATAAACGAAGCGGCAGACGGGTCAACGATGATGCTTTTGACATCCGCCTCGCCGATGAGCTTTTCGATTTCGTCGGCGTATTCCTCGTCCGTCTTGTTCTTCTGGTTCTCGCGCCCGGAATAGTAATACTCACGGATGCGCGTGGCCGCCTTGCCGTCCCAGCACCAAAGTCCTGCAGAAAACGGGTTAAGCGTGCCGTAGTCGCAGGAAACATAGTATTCTCCCTTTTCCGGCAGCTCGTCCACAATGCAGCTCTCGTCAAACATGGGGTAAATCAGCCCCTCGGCCAGCACCCACAGTCCACGGATGTAACGATCATAAAACACGCCCGTAAACATCGACTGATACCGCTCCAGCGTTTTCTGCGACAGCCCGGGGTTGTCTGTCATTTCAAAATGCAGATACAGCGCGTTCCGCTCTCGGTGTCGCTTGATCCACTCTGTGTAAAACCAATGCTGTGGGCTTCCGGGGTTGCAGGAAAACCACAGTTTTGCCCCGTCCACAGAGCAGCGGGTCAAGGCCTGTTCCACGAACGAGCGCGGCATCAGCACAACTTCGTCCAGCAGCACACCCGCCAGCGTCCGGCCTTGGATCAGCGTATAGCTGGCCTCGTCCTTGCCGCCGAACACCTCAAAGTAATTCGTCACGGCTCCGCGCCGCACTTCCATCACCTTGTCACCGCGCCGCCAGCGGATGATATAGCGCTCCTTTGCAAGGCTCATCGCCGTGAATGGAACGACGATATTCTTGGTACAGCTATCCACCGTGCGGCCACACACACCGAAGCGCTGACCGCTGAAATTCTCCATCGCCCAGCGGACGAACGCCCACATCATGATGGAGGTCTTGCCGGAACGCACGGCGCCGTCGCAGATAAGCGCGTCGTATTTGGAATAGGGGAAAGCAAGGATTTTTGCTTGCTTTTGGCTAATCATAGCTCTACAATGCAGTCTTTAACCGACGGGTATTGAATTAGATCGTGCAAACACTCGTACATTCTCCCGTTATAGTCCTCAACAATGTCCGCTCTTTCCTCTCTATCAACTCTGTGAACCGCTCTCACGCTGTTCATAGCTATCAACTGCTCATTCCCATTGAAGTCACGAACTCTAATATACCTATTCATCGCTCTCAAGCTCCTTTGCCATTTCCTTTAGGCTCTGACTAAGCGCATCTTCCCTTACCGTGTCGGCAGGGCTTCCGCCGATCATCGCCCACTTGTCAATCAGCGTTCCCATTGCCGTTGTGATTTGGCTGAGATTCGCCGCCGCCAGCTTCTCCGGGTCGTTAAGCATTTCAAGCCCCTTGCCGATGAACGAACACACAAGGTCTTTGTGGTCGTTCATGTACTCCATCACATCGGCGGTGTTCTCTTCCTTTTTTTGCTCACACTTTTCCACAATGTCGGCATTCGCCCGTACAAGGTTCTTGACGGTCGTTGCGGATACGCCGTTGATTTTCGCTGTGGCGCAATAGTTGTTCGTCTGCACATAGTCCGCCAGTATTTTCTTTTTCTGCCGGTCTGTCAGACGCGCAGCCATTGTCACCACCTCGCCGTTTTACTTGCTTATCGTCAACCTTTGTGAGCCATAGTCTTCATGCGGCGCTCGTTGAGCTTTGCTCTTTGCTTACCAGCCTCGCGGCGATTGGCAAACATTAAATTACGGCGTTCGTTACGAC